TAGGAATAGTAAACTTAAATTATTTGTATAATAAAAACATTTATATTTGAGGGAAGGAATAGTTGGTATTTTGAATGCACCATTTCGTTCACTTCCATAGAAATATGTATAAAATGCCAAATTCATAGACATTATATATATAGATGAATATTATTTATTAATAATGATTTAGTACTATGTATTATAAGTATTTCAACATTTGAATCATGTCATCTTGGTATTGTTTTCTTAGAGAATATAATATTTGCAAAAGGTTATACTTTGTTTCTCCCTTGATAAAGTGAATTTTATACTCTATTACTTTGATATAGTGGTTGAGTTTTATCATAGATTCTATAATTTTTGAGGAGTTATTTAATCTGTTTTTATTCTCTCCTTTCTCTCCTTTCTCATCTCTTTCATATTCATCACTTCCCTCGTCGGATTGGTCATGGTCATATTCATGGTCATCATAAGTATCCCGAAGTAATTTTTTATAATAGTCTACTATATTATCGTAATGGTGATGAATATGAGTATGTGCTTGCTTGACTATATAGTATAACTCGTCACGTAGTTTGTAATCATTGTCATACCTATCATCCCTGTCATTCTTTACTGACTGCAAATAACGAAAAATAGTAGACATATGTTTATCGATTATATTTTTTGAAACTTTTGCGTTGTTGATAATAATTTTTATGTTATTTTTTATATTGTAAATATTTTGTGTTTCGGGTTTTATTAGTGGTGCATGGGTTGTTGCAGGAGTTGTTGTAGTAAGGTGGTGTATCGTTTTCAATACATTTGCGTGAGTTGTTGGAGCAGCCGTTGGCATAGGAATGCGGTGTGTCGTTTTCAATACATTTGCGTGAGTTGTTGGAGCAGCCGTTGGCATAGGAATGCGGTGTGTCGTTTTCAATACATTTGCGTGAGTTGTTGGAGCAGCCGTTGTTGCAGGAATGTAGTGTGTCGTTTTCGATACATTTGCGTGAGTTGTTGGAGCAGCCGTTGTTGCAGGAATGTAGTGTGTCGTTTTCAATACATTTGCGTGAGTTGTTGGAGCAGCCGTTGTTGCAGGAATGTAGTGTGTCGTTTTCAATACATTTGTGTGAGTTGTTGGTGCAGCCGTTGGCAGAGGAATGTAGTGTGTCGTTTTCAATACATTTGCGTGAGTTGTTGGAGCAGCAGTTGGCAGAGGAATGCGGTGTGTCGTTTTCAATACATTTGCATGAGTTGTTTGAGCAGCCGTTGGCAGAGGAATATAGTGTGTCGTTTTCAATACATTTGCGTGAGTTGGTGCATAGGTTGTTGGTGCAGGAGTTGTTGGTGCAGGAGTTGTTATTAGTGAAGCAGTTGTCGGATGAAATAGTGTTGTCGTCCGTAAAGGAATCGTTTGCACATGTCTATCTTTTTTCCTACAAAATACATTTGTCTTTGAGTTATCCTGTGTCCATAACCACTCAGCATTAAGATGTATATTGGCGCGTTCGCGTTCAAATATTTGAAAACTATTATTCTGATAATTCATACCAAATGATTTCGCCATTTCCCATAAACTATCATCATAGTCGTAACTATACCAATTTAATGGAACTGCTGAAACCTTGAATTCCTTACATTTCCACTCCTGATACTTTGTATAGTCTTCACCATTATTCATATCCATAACAAACCCGTTAATAAACCCAGAAAATTCTCCACCTGTTCCATGAAAAGCGATTATGTTCGGACTTTTCGTAGTTATAACAGGATTAAAAAACTTTGTAGCATTCCACCCCGGATGTCCTTCAAACACATATTCGATTACATTTACTTCCTTATTTGCCTGGTCAACAAATTTACCATCAACATATATTTCATAGTCACACTCACATGCGACATGAATCGGATATTTTATAGTATTCGTATTCTCTTTATCTATAAATTCAATTGGCAATGACATTGCCATAGTTGGGCCATGACTATGTAATGGGTTGAACGCCATAAATAGTCCAATATATAGTAATGATTGTAGTTTAAAATTCATCATGCTTACGATGATATGCGTTGTTTATATATACTTAATAGTATATTTTATTTTGTTTTGTTTCTAAATCAATTATAAAATTGATTTATAAGTATTTATAGGTATGTATATATAGATAAAATGCAACACCAACACCAATACCAACACCAAGAACATTCATGTGTTGAAGAAACACATGATATAACAAAATACCAACACCGCAATCTTATCAATTCAAAGTATGTTTTCGAGAGGAAAATAGGAAAAGGTTCATTTGGTTGTATATACCAAGGCCTTAATATCATAACACAAGAAAAGGTAGCAATCAAATATGAGGCAACATCATGTGCACAACCTACACTTGTATGGGAGTCCAAAATATTGAATCATTTGTCGGGAATACCTGGCGTCGTAAAGTTGAGATATTTTGGGACAGAGTCAAATAAAAATATAATAGTCATGGATTTATTTTCGCATACACTGGCGGAAGAAGTGATAAAATTAAAAAAAGCAGCATCGCAATCGAGATTCAATAGAAAATATGAAAGCGGGTCAGAAAGTGAGTCAGAGTGTGAAATACAAAGCAGTGACGAAAATAGCAGTAGCGATAGTTCAAATATTCATAGTCTTGACTATAAATACTACCTGAAAGATGTTTTAAAGTATATGATATCAATGGTTGAAATCATAGAAAAAATACATGAAAAAGGTGTAATACATCGTGATATAAAACCTGAAAATTTTATGATAAGTCGTTCGCGGATTCAAGACAACCAAACCGATCAAACCAACTCCTCATCCGATCAAGTTATCAAAAAAGTAAATATTATCGATTTTGGGTTGTCGCGAATCTATATGAAAGAGGATGTGCATATACCAAATAAATCCGATGCTTCAATCGTTGGCACTATGCGTTACATAAGCACTCATATCCATGAAGGAAATGTATATTCAAGACGTGATGATATTATATCAATATTGTATGTTATAATATATTTACTCAAGGGAAAACTTCCGTGGTGTAGTTTGAAAATACAACCAGGCGATAAAAGAACAAAAGCGGAAATCGTATACGAAGTTAAAAAAAGGACACTTATCACAGAGTTATGTAAAGGATTACCTGCAATATTCGAAAGAATGCTAGCATATGCATACAAAATAGAGTTTGATGAGAAACCGGATTACATTTACTTGAAAAGACTTTGTAAGAAAGAATTATCTTCATATGAATAGTAGATTACCAAAAGCAAAAGCAAAAGCAAATTCAACAACAAAAGAATAATATATTCGTAAAAATATACTTAAAGCCATTCGCTATATTATAGTATACTATCGTATATTATCGTAGTTATTCTTCGTTATGAGTTCTTCGGATACATCAGCTTCTGTTCGTCTTACTGGACGCGTGAAGTGGTTCAATAATAAAACCGGTTTTGGGTTTATCACCATCGTGGGAGGAAATGACCAATTCAAAGATGCAAGTGAAATTTTTGCACACCATTCAGCAATTAAGGTAAGTCAGGAGCAATACCGCTATTTGGTAGAGGGAGAGTATGTGGAGTTTTCTGTTTCAAGCACTGCTTCGGGAGACCATAAGTTTCAGGCGGCGGATGTTCGTGGTGTAAAGGGTGGAAAGTTGTTTTGTGAGACGCGCCATGAGCAACGTTCAAGTTCAAGTTCAAGTACACCTGCGGCTTCATCTGGTTCGAATGATAGAGGTGTGAGGGGTAGTCGTGGTGAACGTACAGGCGGTGGTCGAGGCGGTATTTCTCGTGGTGGTCGAGGAGAGTGGATGTTGGTGCGAAAAGATGCATATGAGTTCAGGGATGGTAGTAGCGGTCGAGGGGGAGGACGTGTTTATTCGAGTCGCCCTAGTGGACATCGCCAACCTCGTGAGTCATCTTTGTCTGAGTCATTTGTAGAGCACGCGCAGCCTCAATCTGCTACCCCCAAAGCTCCAGCTCCAACCTCATCTGCTGCCCCAGCTCCAGTCCCAACTTCAACCACAAGACCTAATGAAGTCCCTGCTACACCTCGTGCATCATCTGCACGTAAACCTAAGCAAAGCAAGCCTTCAAGCTAATACATACAATACATTCATTTTAAATTAATTTGTTACTTTTGCATACATGCATACACATGTAACAAATTAATTATTAATTCTTCATTTTTCTTCGCCTAGTTTGAAACTTTCGAAGTAGTTTTGCTCTACGCGACAATATCAACATTCTTTTTCTTTTAGTAAGAGCATATTTTTTTCCATGAATATTTACAAGTTTCGGTTTTTTCTTACAATCAAATAACCCTCGCACAAGTCCCTTCTGTTCAAAAATAGAGTTTGAACAAACCGCAATTGCTTTCGATTCGCTTTCGGAAGGGGTATCATTTTCATCACCACCTGTATCCACGCTGTCACTCTTTTTAACTTTTTTAATACATTTGCATAATTTTTGGGCTAATATAGTTTCGGCTTTATTTTTTATAGTTTTAGACGAATCTTTCGCAGAAATAGGTATATCATAATAATTCAATATTTTTATATAGTCATTTTGGTTCAAAATACTCATAATTCAATAATAATGGAGATATTAATATACCAAGCTATATTAAAATAAGATAAAATTATATTTTATTATAATATTTATATATTTATTATATGCCTAAATTTTTAAACAAACTATTTAATATAAAACCCGAGTCCAAATTCGCATATGAAACAGAATCCAAAATAAAATCCAAATATAAAAAAGTTGTTGTATTTGATTTAGATGAAACGTTAGGAAGTTTTGGACAATTTGGGTCATTTTGTATGTTACTAGACGATTATTACAATGACGATAATAAAGCGTATAGTATGTTTAATGAATTGCTCGATTTATATCCCGAATATCCGCGGCCGTATATTTTAAGCGTATTGCGATACCTTTTACAAAAAAAGAAAGATGGAAAATGCAAGGCGGTGATGATTTATACAAATAATCAAGGAGAACGTGCATGGGTAGAACACATTAAAACCTATTTCGAGACAAAACTACAATCAAAAATATTCGAGCAAATTATATCCGCGTTTAAAGTGGATGGTAAAATAGTCGAAGTAAATCGCACAACACATGATAAAACAATTGACGATTTTTTCCGATGCACCAAGTTGCCGAAAGATGTAGAAATATGTTTTGTAGACGATTTATTTCACCCCAAAATGGAAGATGAAAATGTATACTATATTCACGTAAAAGGCTACAAGCATTACTTGCCGACGTCTGTTATTATAAAACGCTTTCTAAACTCGAACTTAGCAAAGGATATAAAAGATAACCACGATGAAAAAGAGAAATTTACTACTTATATGACGAACAGATTGAAGTATAATATTACGGAAAAAGATACAGACGAACAAGAAATGGATGTGATTATAAGTAAAAAAATGTTGGAACATATGAAAAGCTTTTTCAAGGAAGATAAAAATGGTGCCCCTCATGACGAGACAAGTTCTGACAAAACTACTAAAAAAAATATAAAGTTAAAGTCGTTTAAAAAAAAGAAAACCCGTAAAAATAGAACGATGAAAAAAATTTAATTTTATAATTGTATGTGTCGCTTTTAATCTGTGGCAACTACCGCATTTGTCATGGCCTGTCGCATTTCAAGATAGCGAATATGTTTTTTCGTCTTTTTGTGTGAGTTCATGTTAAATAACTGAACCACGCATCCACATTCGCACGTGACTTTGGTTCTCGCCTTTTCGAGAATTTCTTCTCTTCGTTTCATGTAGTAACTTTTGTTATAGTCTTTGATTGTATCACCTTTTTGGCGATTATAGTTCTTCTGGTATTCCAATTTTTCTTCGCGATGTTGGTAGTAATATTCATTGAGTTTATTGCGCTCTGCCTTGTTGCGGTCTTTGTCTTTTGGTGGCGGCGACTCTAACTCTAATGATTTAGCCTTTGACACATCTATTTTTGCAAGTTTTTTAACTAATTTATTTCCAATCTTTGTTTGTGTTTGTGTTTGTGTTTGTGTTTGTGTTTGTGTTTGTGTTTGTGTTTGTGTTTGTGTTTCTACTATATCTTTGTCACTGCCGTAATCATTTTCCGACTCAATATCCTGTATAGTGTTGTTGAGGTTGTGGTTGTTGTGTAAGTCAAGAAGAACAGACATTGGATTCTTTTTGATTTGATGGGTTTGAAATTTGTTATTTTCTGTATATACCATTTTAAGGATACTTTTCGTTTCAATTTTTTGATACGAAAAATATAAATATAATATAATATAAATATATAACTTACAGAAGTTTACTACACTACATAAAAACGTAAAATGTCGCTTATGTTGTTTACAACGGACAACTATGATCAACAAGCATATACACCTTTAGGATTTGTAAGGGGAACTATGGTTCATGCAGTATCTTTTTTACGTGATATAGTTGGGAATGTAACTGCTGTATTTGGTGGTGCAAATAGTGCAATAAATAAAAAAATTGATGATACTTATGATGAAGCAATAAAAGAACTGGTTAAGTATACTATGAATAAATACCCGTCTGCAACTGCTATTGCAGGTATATCTATATCACTTACCGAAATGCGAGAGTTTATTATATGTGTAGCATGTGGAACTGCACTTGGACCCAATACATCGTCGTCGTCGTCGTCGTCATCCAACGTCGTAAAACCGAATCCTATTCGTCTTCACGTTTCACAAGGTGGTTTTAGTAAACATTTCAAAAATAAAACAAAACGAATACATGCAAAAACTAAAAGACATACAAAAAGACATAGGTAGTATGTTATTACTTTTAAAATAATGAACTTACACCACAACCACAACCACCGCCGCCTGTCATATGACGTCTGTGGTGGTGTCTAGTGCGTTTATGACGATGCGTATGACGCTTCATATGTCTTTTTGACTTTGACTTTGTTCTAGTTTTCCGTGATAGTTTGCGTCCACGTCCACGGCTACGGCTACGGCTACGGCTACGACCACCACCTGACTGCTTGCCTATATTATTTGTTTTTAATGCCTTTTTGTTAAATACATCTACCTCCTCTATTTTACCCTCATGTGTTTTACCCTTATTTTTATTTTTTTTATCTTTAATCCATTTTACAAATGCATCTTTATTGCGAGAATCTTCATATTTTTTATGGTTTGTATCTCCTCGCTGAATACCTTCAGAACTAATATACAATATAGTCGGATATCCGCTTACATTGTGCGATATTCCATTTTCTTTAAATAGATTCGTGTTACCACTTTCAATAGCGCCCAAAACAAAATCGTCGTTATCACCACCAATCCCATTATTTCTACATTCATCTACTGCCGCATTCCAGTCATCTTTCATATTAACGCAGTGACCGCAACCATTCATAAAAAATAATACAACTCCATGATTTTTTTTTAATCTTTTAATATCGGCATCTGTCAACATAACCTTCGGATGATGTTTTGTATTCTGATTTAAAAATCCAAACATTCTATTCTACGTAATTAAATGCTTTACTTATATATTTTAGTTATATAATATTATTATTGCATATTTATTATTATTGCATATTTAGAATAATTGTAATATTTGGGTAGTATTTTATCATATAATTATATATAATATAGCATAATTATATATAATAAACAAACAACACATAAACAATACACTATGTATCATAAATATATTATCATAGCAGTTTTATTTTTAATGGGTGCATATTTTGTATTGAACTACTCATCTGCTGATTTCAAGGAGGCACTTACCATGCCTAAAAATAGTAACAAAAATTCAGACTGCCCAAATATTCTTGTTCAAAAAGGTTCAAAAATTTATTTATATAATTCTAAAAAGTTTATGGTGCCTGGTGTTAACCCGGTTACTTTCAACAATTTAGAAGAGTATGTTCAATTCACTGACTGGCAACGCTCTGTTGGATTTATGTGTCCCGTTTTATTTTTGCAACATACGGAAAATACGCAAGGCGAAGTAGTTTATAAAATACGCCCCAGCCCAACAGACTTACAAGGAGGGTTGCCGCCGATAACAAATACAAATGCAATTCCGCCACCTAGAAGACATATTACTAAACTACTTGACGCCTCACACGATGACCCACCTTATAATGTAAATTCTTATCCTGGTTATGATGCATCAAATATTGACCAAGGTGAGTTTACTCCTGACATGATGCTTGACTATATTGCGCAGTCAACTGGCTTAAGTCCAAACCCAATGGACAAAAATTGGGGAGGTGCCGATTTCACACAAGCACTAGTCGATGCCGGATACTATAGAAACAATAATGTAGCAATTTCAGTAGATAATTAGTTAGGTAGAACTAGAACAAGAAGACGCTAGAGCAGTCGCCATAAGAAACTTTTTAATATTTTCTACACATGTTTTATTTATTTTTCGAAACGTAGTCTTTGTTGCTGCACCCACACCCTCGGTTTTAATCATGAATGTATTTAACATATCAGGCTTCTTTTCAAGTTGATATAAGAGATTTTGTATTGTCTTATATTCACGCATAAGTTGTGTCGCTACTTTAGAGCTTATTCCAGGAACACATGAAAGCATAATTATATTAATATTATCAGGTGTAATATATTCATTCTTTTCTTTATGTGACTTCAAAGCCGCACAATATTTTTCATTATCGTCGCTATCGTCGCTTCCTTTTGTAGTTGGTGATGGTGATGGTGATGTTAAGACCGCGTCAGGTTCATTTTTATGACAATTTAATTCAGCATAGTAAGGGACGCGCGATTTATCACTTATGCATGTTTTATAATATTTGTCTGCAAAAAATACAACAACATCTGCGGTTTCACAAATCGAATTTGTCCTAAATACAGAAAACCCCTTATAATACAAAAGTGAAAACATACAACTTATAAGCGTCTTTTTTGATACACGACCCTTCTTTTCAATATACCTTTCTATATCGCCCTCAATAATATATACGATATTATGGTTATGAATATTTTCTTTATCTAGGCGAAATGACTGCTCATTATATCTACCATCGCGAATACTTGCAGCCAAATCGTATAGTGTTTTTCTTTCAAAAATAATAATATTTTGCCCAGTATTAGCGTCTACCAAAATAATATCTCCAATAGCAAGCTGTTCTTTTTTGATGGTGTGTTTGTTGCCGCTACTACCATTCCTAATCACCATTTCGCTATTACCTTGTGTATCCGTAGTTGTAGTTGTAGTTGTAGTCATTTCCGCATTCATTTCTACATCGCTAAATATATGTAAAGGAACCAAACATCCGTTGTTGGTTGCATTTGCATTACTACTGATGGACTTTCTCAATTTTGTTTTTTTTGCTGAAACTTTATCATCATCTCCAATTCCATCATCGACTCCTTCATGAAGATCATCAGTATTTGAATTCATAAATACCTCAACACGATGTTCTATCAGTGGTATAAGGGTTGTTTCACGATTGTCTACTTTGATTATCATGGCTATACTATACTACACTACGCGTAATTATGATTACTATAATAGTTATCTATAACATTTCTAAATAGTTTTAGTATATAATTTTAATAGTTGCGACAACTACTTAAAAATATTTCATTATAATTATATATTTGTTGATTAATCATAAGTTATGCAGCAATTATAATGAAAAAATCACACGCTTACATCATAGGTCCAGCGTGACGAGGAGCGTTGTAGTATTGTCTAAAGTTGAATAGAAAGTCTTTATTCAAAGCCGGAACTGCTATTTGAGACCTTTGTGCAAAAGAAATCATAAAACCGGTTCCTGAAGGCTGTGCACCACCCTTCTTCGTTCCTCCACCATTTTGGGTATTTGCGTATAGTCCATCAGCGGAACCAGGACCGCTAAATAAAACGCGACGGGCCATAGCTGACCTGCCATTTCTGCTTCTTGGTGCATTTTTCATGTTGACTATTTTGATATATCTATCTATAGTATTCTTATTTGAATATATAATCTGACAATATTATATTATTTTTGATTTGTTGGATTGTTGGTTTGGTGTATTTTGTAATATAGTTTTTGCTATATTATAAAATTAAACTATTGTTATCATAGTCACAATATTAATACGACCATCCCTTCTGGCAACCACCACCAAACAAGATGCCGATACCAGGAGACCAGTGAGAACGACCGATACCACCAGCACCCTTGTTGCATGCGATAAGACCACGTTGTTTCATATAGTTAAAACCATCAACACATCCAACAGGAATACATTTGTTCTGACAATAGTTCGTATTTAGGCGATACGTATTCAACAAATTGGGGTTCAAACCTACAGTAGGCGCCAACCCAGCCATACTTCCAAAGATACACCCTCTGTTAGTAAGAGAATTTATTGCCGAAACTCTTTTAGGACCACTTAAAACCATTTTATTTTATTATATATATGCTAAATATAAAAAATATGTTAAAATACTATACTATATTTTATTTTTACATATTTATAAAGTGAAATAGAGTAAATAAAGTAAATTAAATTGAAATCATTTAAAGATAAAATATAATTATTACATAACGTAATATCGTATCAAACAACATCACGTCATATTTGCCTGTATATCCATCGATGTCGTCCCAAGAAACTCGTTCTCCACTGGGTTCAAGTTTTACTTCCACAAGCGGTAAAAATATTCTAAATGATGCAGATATTATTCAATCAGAAGACGGATATATATTTAATCCTTACAATCCCGACAACAGAGAGATTACATTGAATGATGTTCAATCTATTCTTTCGACCTATGGCGTTCCGTCTAAACCCTATAATTTTGAATTGTATCGCCGTGCATTTATTCATGCATCATATACGAAACGTCCTCAACTCGAAAATGCACGTGAAAATATAAAAATAACACCTCAGCCTTCCAACTGCATGGCGCTCCGCACAAAATCAAATGAACGTCTTGAATTCCTAGGTGACGGAGTTTTAGAATGTGTAACAAAATACTACTTGTATCGCAGATTTCCTAAAGAGAATGAGGGCTTCATGACTGAAAAAAAAATTGCCATCGTCAAAAATGAATCTATTGGAAAATTGGCGCTAGAAATGGGACTGCATAAATGGTTTATTATTTCGAAACATGCAGAGGAAAAGAAGACGCGCACTAATCTTAAAAAATTGGGATGCTTGTTTGAAGCATTTATTGGTGCCCTGTTTCTCGACTTTAATAAAATATCAGTGCACGATGACGATAAGTGGTTCGAAAATGTATTTGTCACCGGACCTGGGTTTCAAATGGCACAGAAATTTATCGAAGCGGTATTTGAGCGCCACATTGACTGGATTTCGCTTATCAAAAACGATGACAATTATAAGAATATATTGCAAGTGAAGATACAAAAAGAATTTAAAACGACACCTGATTATTTAGAAATACAACATGATATTGAAACGGGGTATACGATGGGTGTATTCTTATGTTTAGGTAAAGAAATATATCAAGTTGACTATAGGAATGCAGTCAATTATAGTGAACTGAAATCATTTGCCAAAATACGGGAAATATGTGAAGAACGGGGTCATATTTTAGTGCACTTTGCATCGGGCACACATAAAATTAAAAAAAAAGCGGAACAAATGGCTTGTGAATTGGCAATTCAATGTATGTAGTCTATGCAATCTATGCAATCTAGTATATCGTAGTGTGTTCTTTTTTTAAATAAAATATATCAATAAATATATCAATAAATATATCTATTGATAGTATAGATTGAAATGGATATACCAGAACTTGAATCAAAAATAGAAAACTTAAAATCAAAATTATTAGAATCAAATCGGTTATTATCAGAGGCACCACAAGGCTCTCCTTCAAAATCTGATTTGGAAGAAAATCTACAACTTAAAAGAACCATTGCAGAACTAGAACAAAAAAAAACAACAATAAAAGAGTCGCTTGCTGCAAGTGCAACCGCTGGTGCATTCGGATCACCCAAATCGCCTATACAACATGTAGCATCTCTTCTTTCATCCGGGTTTGATAGCATAAGAACGTCGCTTCCAGGTATAAATATTGGAAAAGGATTCGGGAGTGGAAGTGCACCTCCTCCACCTCCTCCTCCACCTGTGTCCGCACCATCACCAGTGCCCATTCATGTAGAACAACAGAGTGAAGATATTTTTTCTGATGAAAGTGTTTCACCTGCTTCCACATCCATGCAATCCCAAGCAGAAAAAACACAAATACCTCTTATGGAAGGTGCACCAAATATCGGACCACATATTCTTCCAAGTGATAAACCTGGCACAGACTACGCCGCAGTGAGAATGATTAATGCACTTCAGACGAATTTAGCACCGAAATCCGTAATTGAAAGACTACAAAATCCTGCTGCTGCTATTGCTGCTACTGCTGCTACTGCTGCTACTGCTGCTACTGCTGCTACTGCTGCTACTGCTGCTACTGCTGCTACTGCTGCTACTGCTGCTACTGCTGCTAAACCAGCAGTTTCACATAAAGTTCGCGTAGTATTTAAAGGAAGGCTTGCAAAACCCGTCACATCCACTCCTGGTGAAGGCGAACAAGGTGAGGCTGCTGTTGTAGTCAATGACCAACGTCCTCAAAAACTAGTAAGTCGTGATAATATTTTTAAAAATTTGCAATGTGAACTTCCCATTTGTACTTCTCCGCCCATAGAGTCACAAAAAGAAAAAAAATCAAAATCCAAACTTATGCCCCTTGCATTGGGATTACCTTCTGCACTCGGTGCAAAAGCAACCCCCCAACAACCCGTAGCACTTATTCGCCAAGTCATAATTATTAAAAAACTACCAAAACATATCTATTTAGAAGAAGACCCTTCGCTCTTGCTTGAATCAGGCGAATCTGGAGCTGGAGCCGTCGCCGCCGCCACACCAGCACGTGTCACTGCTAGCAGAAAAGGGCGCGTATTTGAGAAACCAGAATTCGGTATTATGACGCAAGATATGCAGGACCTTCAAATCGGCGACCAAATAGTTCGTGAAAGATTGCCGCGCATTCCACCCCTCGGTATCAGAGCATCCGCTTACTATATGAACAATCGCGAAAAATTTGTCAACTTTATCAATCAACTTTTTATGACGTATCATGCTGAAATTGCCGACCAAAAAGAAACGATTTCATGTGACCCTGAGAAAAACAAGGAGTTCTCGCTACTTACGCATCAAAAGATAGTTCGCGATTATTTAAATATTTACACACCTTATCGTGGTTTGTTGTTGTATCATGGTCTGGGAAGTGGTAAAACGTGCTCATCGATTGCAATCGCTGAAGGACTTAAAACCCATAAAAAAGTTATCGTTATGACACCTGCATCGCTGCAGCGAAACTATGTAGAAGAATTGAAAAAATGCGGCGATGATATTTACAAGAAAAATCAATACTGGGAATTTATCGGGATTCAAAGCAAGGTTGATCCGATGGTTGAAACATTGTCCGCTATTTTATCACTATCGAAACAATTTATTGTTGACCAAAATGGTGCATGGCTTGTCAATATTAAGAAATCGTCCAACTATACATCGCTCAATGCTGGCGAACGCGAAAGCCTCGATAACCAATTGAATAAAATGATTAGTGCAAAATATCAATTCATCAACTACAATGGTATGCGCATGAGTCACTTGAATACACTTACATCAAATTTTACAGAGAACCCTTTTAATGACCGCGTAGTTATTATTGATGAGGCACACAATTTTATAAGCAGAATCGTAAATAAATTACGGCGTCCTACTTCGCTTTCAATGCGACTATATGAGTTACTTTTGACCGCACAAAATGTAAAAATCATCCTTTTGAGTGGAACTCCTGTAATCAACTACCCCAATGAAGTTGCGATTATTTTTAACATACTGCGTGGCTATATCAAAGTATGGAAAATTCCTCTTCAAGTTGGCGCGGGGGGCGGACCGCAGTCAAAAATAGATAAAAAAATGCTGGACCAATTGTTTTCAAGCCTTGAGATTTTAGACTACATGGACTATAACGACACGTCGCACGTGTTGACAATTACACGCAATCCTTTTGGGTTTGTAAATGTAAATGAACGAGGCGAGTATATGGGTGTGGGTTTGGGTGAAGGTTCGGGTTCGGGTTCAGGTTCAGGTTCAGGTTCAGGTGCGCCCGGCGAAATGCCGCAGTTAAGTGACACAGAATTTGAACGTATGGTGCTTACAACTCTGAAAAGTCGCGCTATAAATGTCGTCCCAGCAAGTATTACGATCGAGACCTATAAAGCATTGCCCGATAGTCTTGAGTCTTTTCGGTCCTATTTTATTGACGCGCAGTCCGGAAATGTCAAAAATATACGAATGTTTCAGCGACGTATTCTTGGTTTGGCGTCTTATTTTCGCAGTGCACAAGAACAACTTATGCCTGCATATGATAAGGCGACCCATTTTCGCATCATTGAAATACCGATGAGCACACACCAGTTTGCAGCATACGAAGAAGCGCGCAGGGCGGAACGAAAATTGGAAAAAAATGCGCGAACCAAAAAACGCCTTGGTGCTGGTTCCAAACCTAAAGGCCCGTCGGGTGCGGGAGGTGGCGGAGGCGACGATATCTATGAAGATGCAGTATCATCTTATCGCATTTTTTCACGTCTTTTTTGCAACTTTGTTTTCCCGACAGAAATCACACGCCCACTTCCGAAAGAAGGAACCAACGTTGAAGGTGCAGTCAATGACGGGACAAACGAGGAGGATGTAGATGCACTGACTGCTGCTGAACGTATAGACAATATGAATGGCGAACATGCAGGCGATGATGTCGAAGAAATAGTGAAAGAAATCGAACAAAAAGTTGACTCTTCCTATGAGAAACGGATTGCAGCAGCACTTATGCGTATTCGTAGCGGTATGGCGCGATACCTTACAAAAGCACCGCAAGGCGAACTGCAAACTTATAGCCCAAAGTTTTTAGCAATGTTGGAAAATATAACAGAATCACATCACTATGGTCTTCATTTGGTATATAGCCAGTTTCGAACGATTGAAGGGATTGGGCTTTTTGCTATGGTGCTTGAGGCGAACGGATTTGCACGTTTTAAAATACGTAAAAACGACTCTGGTTCATGGGTTCTTGATGTTAGTGACGCCGACCAAGGCAAACCGATGTATGCTTTGTATACGGGAACAGAAAGCGACGAAGAGCGTGAAATAATAAGAAATGTATTTAATAGCACATGGGACTATATTCCTGTAACGTTAAAACAACAACTAATGCCAAAATCTGCGAATAATTTTATGGGCGAGATAGTTAAGGTTCTTATGATTACTGCATCCGGTGCCGAGGGTATCAGTTTGCGTAACGTCCGTTATGTCCATATTATGGAACCTTACTGGCAACCTGTAAGAATCGAGCAAGTAATTGGGAGGGCTAGGCGTATATGCAGTCACAATGACCTGAAAGATGAGAAGTTGCGAAGTGTCTATGTGATGATGTATATTATGCGGTTCACGCCCGAACAAATGGCGGATGATGCGTCAATTGAGTTGCGTCTGAATGATGTGAGCAAACTGAACGCGCAAAAACCTATCACAACTGACCAGGCATTGTTTGAAATATCCACAATAAAAGAGGAAATCAATTCGCAGCTGCTTATGGCGATAAAAGAAGCATCGATAGACTGCGCAATCCATCGCGATAAGAACTCGAAGGAAAAATTGAAGTGTTTTACATTTGGTAGCGTGGTGTCAAATAAGTTTTCGTATCCGCCGTCGGTGGATAATGAGGAGTCGGATACTTCGGCATCGAGAAACGTGAAACAAACAACACTGAAATTGGTTGAAATCACTGCAAGCGTGGCTGGTAAACCAGTGAAATATGCATACGATAAGTCTACGAAACTGGTGTATGACCTTGGCAGCTATATTGTGTCACAAGAAGTGGGTGGCGAACCACTATGTATTGGAAAAATGGAAACAAATAAAGAAGGGAAGTCGAAATTGGTGCCGTTGAGTGAAATTGAAAAAGAAACGGGAGCGGTGCCGGTGCCAACACCGAGTTTGAAACCTCCTAGTGCGTCAGGAACTGGGACCGGAGGTGTAGCTGCAAGTAGGCGACCAAGTGGTGAACCTTGAGAAAGGTTAGAAAGGTGAGAAAGGAGATAAACAAGAGAAATTCATGTCTGGATAAAAATATTATACCAAAAAGTATAATATTTTATGTATTAAAAAATTTTATGTATTATGAGAAATTATTTTTATTGTGTCTATTAAATTACCCACCCCTGTGATTCAGCTAGTTGATGCGTGGGCGTCAAATTTTGGGTGGATTGTATCTGGGGGTCGGGGTCGTATAATGTAGACTTACCTCACGTCGACTTTGAACCCGCAGTTCATCCTGTCGTCTGCGTTCCAGGAATAAAGTAGTTTAGGCCTGGCAGGTCTGACTGGCCCTTCACGTTAAACATCCCATTACGCATATCATCACGTAGTTTATAGGCATCTGGTGATATTTGCACTATACGCCGTAAACGTTCCTGCTCAGCATCTTCTTGTTTTTGTATTCGTTGTCTTCCATCAACCCCTGGATATGTAAAATCAGATTTATTGTAATTTTTTAAAAAAGAATATAACGATTTATGTGATAAATCAGGTGATAAATCAGGTGAGACTTTTATCCTATATAGTTTTTGTTCTCCTTTACTAGTAGTAAAATATGCGTAAATACTTCTGTCTGGATTAGGTTCTGTGACACTAAAGCTCCTTGTAGACATTCCTTCAGGGCTATCTCCATTAGGAAGAGTTCTAAATATTATAAATTCGTCGCCATATTGCACCATATTTCCTTCAGTATCACGGCGGGGTTTTTGATATATTCGTAAATATTCATCTCTATCTTCTTTACTAAAAAAGTCTACTTCATTCCTATTCTTAAGTTTAGTAAATTTTGCATTTCCTTCAACAAGTTGATAATCATTAACACCTGGATCAGTAATGAATTCATTTAACGTGACCCCACCCCTTTTAGTTCGTGTTCGAGTCCGCCTTCCATATTTTCGCGTATAATGTTTTTTATTATACCCTTTACGCTTACTATATTTACCACCGCACCTACTACGTTTTCCATGCTTCATACGTTTTACATGTTTTCCACGTGTTACGCGCCTTGTTACTAGTTTACTCATTACTAAATATTTATATTATATAAAAATATTATATATTTGTTATAATATTTTTGGGTAATGTATAAACTACATTCTTATTGGATTATTTCTTTGAAGTGAAGTGATCCACTCGTTGTATGGAGTATCTGGTTTTATACCTTTAAAAAAATCATTTAATGATTGTTCTCTTTGATCGTGTATGAGTGTTAAATTATATTTTATTTCTGGGTCTGTATCCAGATAAAATATGAATTTATCATCACCATTAGAACTCTTTGTAAAAGCTTTTGTTGATAGATATTTTCCTTTTTTATCTTTACACTCTTCTGGACGTCTATATATACGATATATTGGCATACCCCTATATCCTTCTGATCCATGGTCTATATACATATACCATTGTTCACGTTGATCTTCTTTACTGAAAAAACTTTTTTGGTCTTTTAAATTTACCTTTGTAACTTTTATAATTCCTTTACCAATGAAAATCCATCTTGATGGTATAGATTCTGGAGGAGAAAAATTAAATTCAACGTCTTCATTATTTTCTTCAATATTTGCATTATCCCCAAACATTCCACCCCTTTTAGTTCGAGATCGAGTCCGCCTTCCATATTTTCGCGTATAATGTTTTTTGCTATATCCCTTACGCTTACTATGTTTACCACCGCACCTACTACGTTTACCACGCTTGACACGCTTCACATGTTTTCCACGTTTTACGCGCCTTGTTACTAATTTACTCATTACTAAATATTTATACTATATAGTATACGAATAAAAAATATATTAATGCACTTTCTTTTCTAAAATACTTAAAATAAGTTCTTGATTCCTCTTAATTTCATTCATATCATTTTGAATGCCTTGAATTCTTTGGTCTAATACAATATACTTTTGCATTTCGCGCATTTCTCGCATTTCTCGCATTTCTCGCATTTCTCGCATTTCTCGCATTTCTCGCATTTCTCGCATTTCTCGCATTTCTCCCCATTCTCTCGTTTCTCTCGTTTCTCTCACCTCACCCCATTCTCTATTCTTACTTCCTCCAAAGTTATGCATCTCTTGGACTCGAAGTTGCATTCCTTCATTACGATTTTCATTCTCATCATCACTTCTATTGGCCATGTTCATAATATCGTCTAGTGGTATATGTCTCTTGTCTGCAGTCTTGATATTTGTCGCGTTATTGTCTTTTTTCGTTTTTAGCTTTGAAAAAAATGATAATGTATTTGCGTCACCACCCTCACCAACCTCAACACCCTCACTACCCTGACCACTCTGAACAACACTATCTGTTTTGTCATAGTCTTGATTTTCGTATTCTACTTTGGTATTATCAGCATCATTAAATGTAACATTTTTTGACTCACGCGGACGCTTTGCAATTATTTTATTCGCGGGAATACGTGCGCTATCACTACCCTCACTACCTTCTACAACGCTACTGCTACCTACATCAATATTAAGTTTATCCAATTCGCGCTCACGTGACGCCAAAGCTTGAGCAAGCAGTCTTTCCATCTCATCCCCTGCCAATTTCTTATCATATAAATCAGATTCTTTATTTATACCTAGCGCCTTATCTGAAAAATCAATATGTTCTGGTTTTTTATTATTTAACATATTATCCATTTCAGTTTGTTTTTCTTTTAGACGTATTTCGAGCTCACTCATTCGCGTTTTTTTAATATCATCGGCACGATATATTTCTTCTATTTTTGATTTTTTTGTAGAGCTTGTGGCTACTGGTGGTAACATTGGCTGCATTGGAACAGGTCGCATATTTTGTTGTGGTTGTGGTTGTGGTTGTGCTTGTGCCTGTGCTTGTGATTGTGCTTGTGCTTGTTTCATGCTATTTTCATTATGTGTTTTTATCTTATTCACTTCGTCTATCACTTTTTTAATAACTATTTTGTTACTATTTATAATGATATCGGCAGCCTTTTTATCGTAGTCGTCGTCTCCTTCATCGTTTTTATCAAAAAATAAATCAAACTCTGATTTCATTGATAATATCGACATTTCAAAAATATTTTTTACATTGTGAAACATAGATGAGGGAATATTGGTAAATACACCACCTTCTTGTAATATACCCCAAAGAACGCCTTTGTTCTTGTTATTTGTAAATTCTGCAAATGACATTTTAACTATATACGAACTATACGAACTATACGAACTATACGAACTATACCAACTATATTATGTAATAAATATAATACCAAATAAATATTTAATATTTATTTTTTATATAATATTATAAGAAATATTGTAAAAATATTATATAAAATAGAACCCTATGTTCAATTTAAACTATGTAAAAGGTAAAAGAAATTCGAAAAATAAAATCTCATCAGGTAATGGTAATGGTAATGGTAAGTTAGTAAACTATGTGAACAACATTACAAAGGATATCAATCCGTTTTATATAAGTGACTTTAACCTACTTTTTTTTGATATTTTTTATAAAAACAATAAACTATATTTGATTATGCCAATTTATAATCAACCATATACGATAAATAATTTTTTGCTAACATTAAATAAAGTAAATCTGATTCCTTCATCTAAATACATCAAAGACTCATATGAACCTATTTCTGTATTTGTATATGATATAAATGAGACTAGACAAACCGAACAAACCGAACAAACCGACAATTCTATTACTATTGATATATTGTGCAACAATGTAAAAAAATCATATCACTTAAATCATATTTCCACAACAGATACACCGAAACACTTTCTAACACTAACTACCTTATTTAAACATGACTATAATTTGTTTCCTTTTTTTTACGATTATTATACGAAACAAGGTGTGTCTCATTTTTATTTATACTATAACAGCATTATTACACCTGAAATATACAAATTTTTTAATAGACCCAAATTCAGCAACGTAACACTAATAGAATGGAACTTTCATTACTGGAACCCGCGTGAATTTAAATATTGTCACCATGCGCAAATGGGACAAATACATCACGCACTTTACAGATATGGTAAGGATGTATCAGAGTATATGATATTTTGCGACTTTGATGAATATTTGCATATACCGCAGCCACAACCACAACTACAACCACAACTACATCAATACATAAAAGACAATCCAAGTATTGATATTTTTGGTTTTTGCAATATATGGGCAGATACGAGTCACAATGAATATCCAAATAGTCGAGACATCCCTAAGCAAATACTCGCAGTTTCTGAACATAATCCTTACTGCGAACGAAGTAAAAATATATATAAAGTTTCATCCATACAAACAACAGGTATACATCAACTATGCGATGATGCTTATTTCTTCAAACTTAAAAGTATAATTAATCTAAAAATGTATCATTTTTATAGATGGTCATCAAAAAGTCGCACTATCGATGACTGCACGAATATAAGAGAGTTTATATTTTAGTGTGTATGTGTGTCGAAAACGATACAACTACACACCTGCACACCTACACACCTACAAGTCCTGGTTAAAGTATAACTTGCGAAACTTCTCCATCTGCTCGTCTGGAAAAATATCAACGATAAACTCTTCAGGTTTCATCGTTTCGCGCAAAAGATTGATAATCATAAACAGCGCATACATTCCGCACTCGGTCGGTTTCTTCTGATGATGTTTTTTATTTTCAATATACCTAAAATTAATACCCAATGCTTTGCCTTGTTGTTTTATTTTATTAATCAAGCGTTTTACTTCTTTAGGAGGCGATGTTCCTGTGCTATCAAAGAAAAAGATATACTTATGTTTTAAACTGACAAACATGGAAATCCAATGTGAACCTGATAAATAATGCGGATCAGTATTGAATACAAACCCAATTTTATTCTTTCCATTTCGAATCGATACGCGCAAGTCAAAATGACACAATTCTTCCCATACACATTCGCCATACATTTTTGGAGAATCAAAATCAATTGGTGCTGCACCTATGAAGTCAAAATATGGAAACTCTTTTTCGTATTGTTTCATGACATTTTCGATATCAATACTATTTAACCACTCGTTAGGATTTTTCTTCCAATCGTCAGGGCTTTTTGGCGCAAATGTATAGGTCAACATTTCTTTATCTAGACCAGAAGAAGCGAAATTCTGTTTCAACCAACACGATTCCTTGTTGCAGACGTTCTTTAAACGTTGTTTTAATGATTCCCATATTTCGCGGGGTTCATTTGATGCAATTAGAACATCGGGATGGCGCGCATTCCATAAAGATTTTAATTTAAATAACGATTCGTTGCTATAACATGTAAAATCATTATCCTGTAGCTTTGGACTGCATTTTAGTTTTACAAATCCATCAGGGTGCTTTTCAACATCTTTATCTTCTACGGCAACAGAGTTAGTACCTTTCTCACCAACTACTTCCCGTTTACCTCTTCTCGTTTTTCTATTCTTGGCAGTTTTTTTATTCACCTTTTTATTTACTTTTCTTTTTTTACCATTTCGACTACCATAGTTGCTATAATCATCACCATCATCATCATTATCATCTATGACATCAACATTATCGGCAAATTTTAAAATATTTCGTATTCTTCTTGATTTCATATATATATAATGCAGGTATAATACAAATACAAATACAGGTATAAAATAAATACAAATACCGGTATATATAAAATATATATTTAATTTAATTTGTTGTTGTTATAGTGGTGAATGTTGACACAGAACCCTTAATATCTTTTTTCTTGAATTTTGGGTCTTTAAGATTCACATTTTTAGTTTTTGGAAGTATCATTTCCTTTTTTGGTGCACTAGTCTTAACTACGTAGTTGTCTAGTGTTAATATCTTTTTATCTGTTTGTTTCATGCATAATTTATTTGCCTCATTTATATTGTTTGACATATCTTCATCGCCAGCTCCATCGTCGTCCTGGACATCACCACATGGACATGCTTCTTTATTCATATCTTTATATTCATATTGGATGGTATCCATAGTATCTTTAAATTTAAAATGAGAAATACATAGTCGTGCAAATGTATTGAATGCGGATATAATAACATCGTCAACCTTGGGAATATCGTGTTGAACTATTAGGGTGGTCGCGGTGGTCGTAGTGGTCGATTCACATGGCGCAACAGCCGGTGAACTCGCACTCACGTTATTGAATAAAATATCCTTAGTTAATGCAATAATACGTTTTCTATAAAATTTTTTCTCCTTTTTTAAAACTGCGTCGTGATCTAGTTTATTTCGTTTTAAATATTTAGTGTATGAATCATTATTTGACATCGTTTCTAGTGTAATGTAGTTGATAACATCAAATGTATTGAAGTCTATTTTTGTATTTTGCATTTTCTCTCCTTTCTCTCCTTTCTCTCCTTTCTCTCCTTTCTCTCCTTTCTCTCCTTTCTCTCCTTTCTCTCCTTTCTCATGAGTTTCAGAAGTCTCTGGCTGTGGCAGTATACATATATGAACACCTTCAAGGCTTTCCATGTTGTCTTTCCTTCTTGTTAGTTATTATTATAATAGTAAAATATTTACTATTATAAAACTTATCTGTATTATGCATAACGTATTATAAGTTATAAACAATATGAATTCTCCCTATCAATGAGTATATCTTTAATATCAGTTCTTGTGCTATTATTAAAAAAACTATTTCCTAAATTATCACTATTCGGGTTAAAATGGTCAAACACTTCTCTTTTGAATAACAGCGGAAATTGTTGGTTCACAGGCTGTGAAGGAGGAGGGACGCTAACTTTATACAAATCACTTGTCGAAGAGGGAACATAGTAAGCTTGCTGACAATCTTGCAACCCAAAAAACTGATTTCGTAATGTCGACTCTACATTCACATTGTTTGCGAATCCTTGCCAAGGTGCCATATTGTTCCCAGGATTAAATGTTGTATGTGGGCTAAATATCGGGTAGTTACTTAGTGGAACAGATGACTCTTTTCTTTGGTCTAATATTGGCATGTATCCATATTTTGTAGAAACAGGTGTTTGGTAATAAAAAGGCTGCAATGGTTGAGACGGAATGTTTCTTGATGATATGCGTTCATTCAACTCATCAATTCGCTCATTTTGACACAAGAATAATTTATTCACTACTCCATACATTCTATCAGGGGCATTGATACTATAATTACTATCGGAAGATAAAGAAGATGACATTTTGGTATATTTACTATTATTACTATATTATTATATTATATTTTGCAATAATACTTCATTTTTGTTATAATAAATTTAAAAACAAGTTAAAGACATTATCATAATAATAAATATCACGATCATTTATATAGTGACATCATAGTATAGTAACATTGAATTATGTGCGGCATTTATTTTTATCAGAAATTTGTTTCACCTAAAGATTTTAAAATATATAAAAAACGATTGTTATCGGAGTTAAAGAATCATCAAACGTATTTCAGTAAAATAACACACCGCGGACCTGACAATAGCGTATTTGTTAATGATACAAGTATGATATCGACAACAACATCCAACTACACTACCACATACACTACCACAGACGAACCAATGTCTAAGCTTCCATATCATATGTTATGGGGATTTCATCGTCTTGCAATCAACGGACAAACACCTGAAAGTAACCAGCCTTTTTTTATCAAAAAATGTCGTCTTATTTGTAATGGCGAAATTTACAATTTCCGTGCACTTATAAAGGAATATGGGCTTGAAGCGGAATATATGAGCAAATCAGATTGCGAGATTATTATTCACCTATATCGAAAAATTGGAATGAATGCAACTCTTAAAAAACTAGACGGAGTATTCACACTTGTGTTACACGACTACGAAAATAAGTGCACATTTATTGCGCGCGATCCGGTGGGCGTAAGGTCGCTTTTTATTGGTTCATGTGACAAAGACTCATACCATAATGGAATTATAGTAGCGAGTGAAATGAAAGCTATTTCAAGTGAATACCATAATATTATGCAATTTCCTCCTGGTTGTTTTGCAATCTATAAAGATGGTAATTCACCGGTTGATTTATATAAACCTGGTATATTTTTTAAAGCATATTACGAAAACCTGACAATCGACCAGAAATTCTATCATAGCATCGAGTCTAGCCCAAACTCCCATCTTTCAATTGCGCGTTCCTATCATTACGACATAGTGGAAGATACTGAGGAAAACATTTGCGCAAATATTGCCACCCTGTTTGAGGAAGCAGTTGTGAAACGTCTTATGAGCGAGCGCAAAGTAGGTGCACTTCTTTCGGGAGGGCTGGATAGTTCAGCAGTCGTCGCAGTAATGTGTCGCCACATGCCGGCAAAAGATTTGAACACATATAGTATCGGCCTTGAGGGATCGACAGACCTGGCGTGGGCGCGAAAAGTGGCGGATTATTTGGGGACAAATCATCACGAAATTTGCTTGACGGAAAAACAATTTTTGAATGCGATTGAGGACACGATATATCAAATCGAGAGCTATGATACTACATCCGTGCGTGCATCTGTGCCGAACTATTTAGTAAGTAAGTATATTTCAGCAAATACAGATGACTGCGTTATTTATTGTGGTGACATGTCGGATGAGATTTTTGGGTCATATCGAGGGTTTATGAAGGCGCAGTCAGAGGAAGATTTCCGCGCCGAAAATGTGCGCATGGTTTGCGATGTTTCTTACTTCGATTTACTGCGTTCAGATAAGAGCATTAGTGGCGCAGGTTTGGAGGCACGTGTGCCATTTGCAGACAAGAAGTTTTTGCAATATGTTATGAGTATTCCGGCGCGATATAAGAGATTCGATGATACACAAATTGAGAAATATATTTTTAGAAAGGCATTTCAGGGATTATTGCCTGATGATATTTTATGGCGGAGGAAAGAAGCATTTAGCGATGGGGTGAGTGGTCATGAAAGAAGTTGGTTTCAGATTATTCGCGAATATGTTGATAAAAAAGTTACAGATGAAGAGTATAATAAGTATAAAGAATTTATCGAATACACGCATGTATATAATACACCATATGATAAAGAAAGTTATTACTATAGAATTATTTTTAATGAATTATTCAATGAAACTGAAAAAACGATTCCATATTTCTGGCGGCATCCATTTTGTAAAGAGAAGGATCCGTCTGCACGACTTCTAGGATGCTACAAAAATACGGATGTGTAACAACGCACACGCACACGCAC